GCCAATCAAGCAGTCCAATTGATTGGCGACAATCAGCCGCTCGTGACCGGGCAGGCACCTACTTTCGACAGCTCCACCACCGGCATAGCCCTCTCCAAGCTCTACGCGGCCGTCGTACAGACCGTTGGGCGGCAATTCGCATGGGACATGGCGCGCAACACGATCGCGCTCACCATGAGCGGGAATACGCCGCCGTTTCCGTGGACCTTCGAATACCTCTACCCGACCAACGGAATCGAGGTGTGGCAGGTTCATCCGGGCAATCTCGCCGACGTGAACAACCCGATTCCGGTCAACTGGAGCGTGGCAAACGCGGTAGTCGGAGCGCAGCAACAGCGGGTGGTCTGGTGCAATCTGGCGGCGGCGCAGGCCACCTATAACAACAATCCGAACGAGAATACCTGGGACAGCCTGTTCCGTGAGGCTGTGGTACGGCTACTGGCAAGTGAGTTGTCGATGGCGGTCGCTGGCAAGCCGGATGCGGCCCAAGCCTATCTCGAGAGCGGCGGTGCATTTGAGACGATCGGCGAGGCGAGAGAGGACTAAATGGCATCCGTCATCACCTCACCGGCCGATATCGTCAACGCTGCCCTGGCGCAGATTGGACACAAGAATCGCGTCGGCAACCTGTACGAAGGCTCGCGTGCGGCAAAGGATGCGCTCGACGTCTACGGGCAGACACGCGATCAGTTATTGCGGCAGGGAGATTGGCCGTTCGCACAGCGCGATATAGTAGGCAATCTCACCAAGTCGGCCCCGGTTGGCGGCTACGTTCCGCCTACCGTCTGGGATCCAAGCGTAAACCCGCCGCTACCTTGGCTTTACGAATATACCTACGCGGACGATTTCATTAAGGTTCGCGCGGTCAAGCCGCAACCGATCTTGATACCGAATTTCAGTCCGCAGCCGTATCTCTTCACCGTGGCTAATCAGGGCAACGAGCGCGTAATTCTATCCAATGTCGCGAACGCCGTGATAACGTATGTGGGCCAGATCACGGACCCGACGCAAATGCCTCCGGACTTTATCGAGGCTTTCATCTCCGCTCTTGGGCGGCGCCTGGCCCCGCTGCTGTCGAATATGGACGCGGCGAAGATGGAAGCGCAGGTTGAACAGGTAGAGACAACGCTCGCTGAAAGGCAACAGGGGTGAACCTCCCAACCGACATAGCCCAACAAGCAATCGACGCCTCGGGCGTTGATTATCTGCTTGGCGATATCGAGGACGGAACGCGCCCGTCGCAAGTGATCTTGCGCGCGTACCAGCAATGCCTCGCGCAACTCCTTAGGGGTGCCAATTGGGATTTCGCCCGCAAGACAACGCAGCTCACCCTCCTAGCCGATGCTACCGGCAACACACCGGCGGTCGGGACGATCGTGCCCGTACCGTGGGTGTACGAATACGAATATCCCCAAGACTGCTGCAAAGCCAGGTTCATCCCGTGGAATTACGCTCTTAATCCGGGGCCGCCTTCCGGCAATATCGTTCCGCCTAACTCGAGCTCGCCGATCGTCACTGGTTTGGGCAATCCGCAACTGACCGGCAACAGGATCAGGCCGGCGCGCTTTGTGATCGCCATGGATAGCAACTACCCGCCGCCGGCAGGCTCTACGACATGGGAGGTGCAGGGCGTCTCCCCGGCAGGGCGCACGGTGGTCCTGACCAACGTACAGAACGCCTTTTTGATCTACACGTCGCTCGTCCTCTACCCGAGCCAATGGGATCCGCTATTCCGCGCCGCTCTGGTCTCGTATCTGGCCAGCGAGATTGCTCTGCCGCTCGCCCAGGACAAGAAGCTCGGACTGACCATGCGGGCGCAGAACATCGCAATCGCCAAGTCCAAGATCGAACAGGCACGCATACGCGACGGCAACGAGGGCACCTATAGCTCCAATCTTGCGGTAGACTGGATGCAAGCACGCTGGACCGGCGGAGCTGGTGGGTGGGGCAACAATTGGTCGGACGGTGGCGGGGGAGCAAATCAGTGGGGCGGTTGGGGTGCATGGGATAGCTGTGGTTTCGCTGATGGCACGGCCTACTAGGGCGTTCCAACATGGCAACGCCTGTCCTAATCCCCGCATTCACGACCGGCGAGATCGCTCCTAATCTCTTTGGCAGGCAAGACCTCGCGCGCTCGCATACGGCCGCGACCACGATGCGGAATATGTATCCGTCCTACAAGGGTGGTGCCTATTCCCGTCCAGGAACGCGCTTTGTGGGCTACTCCGCGCAATTCGGCCGGTTGTACCCGCCGCGGCTGATCCCGTTCCAGTTCAACATCAATCAAGGGCTGATCCTCGAATTCGGCAACTTCTACATGCGCGTGGTGCTGAACGGCGCGCAGGTTACGGAGACTCCTATTGCGATTTCCAACGTCACACAGGCCGATCCTGGCGTCGTGACCACTGGAGGATCGAGCAGCGGGGCGAGCGCAACGCCTGTCAATACGGGAATCCTTTCTTCCTATTCTCCTGGTGATACCGTCACACTGGCCGGCGGTGTGTTCACGACTGCGGCCGTGCTTTCTATTATCGATACGATTCTGCTTTCATGCGCGGTGGCCAGTCCTGGCGCTATCGTCCCTGGTTTTCCCACCACCGGGTACGCCGCTGGCGATACGATTACCCTAGCCGGCGGAACGCACAGCATTGCTGCGGTTGTGACCGTTGTTACGACAAAAGTTATCTCTGCCATTATTCCGTCCGGGAGCGAGGGTTTTGGCGGCACGCCAGGTCCGGGGGTTGTGACCGGGACTACGGGGGCCGGGACACAATTTCAAGCGAATGTCACTATCGGACCAACAGGAAGCCTAGCATCGGTAGATTCTATCTCAGTCGCTGGTGCCTATACGACCAATCCAGCATTTCTTCCGGCCGAGCCAGTTACGGGAGCTGGCGGCCTCACTGACGCGGCCCTTGGTATCCAGATAGGTATCAACACCTTTTTGGTGTCTAACGGGGGGAAATACACTGTCAATCCAGCCGGCGGTACATTCACACAGGCGTCGAGCAGCGGCACCGGAACGGGCGCCACGTTTCAGTCCGCAATCTTTGGGCCGCTAGACGTTACGGTCAGCACCCCAGGCGTCTACACAACATTGCCATCAAATCCTGTGGCACAGGCATCATCAAGTGGTAGCGGCTTGGGTGCTCTGTTCAATATGACTTGGAGCGGGTCCGGTCTTAATGGATTCGTCACCGGCGATTGGGTGTTCATCTCCGGCATCGTTGGCATGACGCAGCTCAATGGGCAGACCTTCATCATCACCGTCCTTACGCCCACCACGTTCTCGCTCCAAGACGTATTCGGCAACAATGTCGATACGACAGCGTTCAGCGCCTACATCAGCGGCGGCACGGTGGCGCGTATCTTTACGCTGGCGACGATCTATGCCGAGGCCGATCTGGAATGGTTGAAATTCGTCCAATCCGCCGACGTTATGACGATATGCTGCGTCAATCAGGACACAGGCACGGAGTATCCTCCGCAGGATCTCGCCAGGCTATCCGACACAGATTGGGTGTTCATCGAGGTTGTTCCTGCGGTTAGCATTACGCCGCCTCCAGTCACAGGAGCTACGGCTAGCTCGGGTGGGCCGGCATCTTATGCCTATGTCATTACAGCGGTCGCGTCGGACGGTACGGAGAGCGTTGCCTCCGAGGTTGCATTCGCGGCCGGTGTTGACATAGCCGCAACGGCTGGATCGGTGAGGGTGTTCTGGACGCCAGTTGTTGGCGCAGTGGTCTATAACATTTACAAGGCAGAGCCCTCTTTTGTCGGACTTCCCCCGGCGGGAGTTCTCTTTGGTTTTTGTGGTCAAGCATTTGGTGCTGAGTTCATCGACAGCAATATAATCTCGGATTTTAGTCAAGTTCCCCCACTGCACCGTAATCCGTTTGCCCGCGGACAGATCATTGGCGTTGTCATCGACAATCCGGGGTCAGGCTATACGTTCGCTAACGTCACGATCACATCGGGCACGGGATCTGGTGCGGTTCTGGAAGCCATTATCTCTAGCGGGCAGGTTGTTGCGGTTTTGGTTGTCGACAACGGTGGCGGCTATGTTAACGGCGACACGCTGAATATCAGCGGCAACGGCGCTGGCGCGACCGGCCATCTGACCATCGGGCCGGAAACCGGAACTTATCCGAGCGTGCCGAGCTATTTCCAGCAACGCAGGGTGTTCGGCGATACGCTGAACAACCCAGACACCTACTTTATGAGCCAGCCGGGGGCCTTCACGAATTTCGATAGCCGTATCCCGACGATAGATTCCGACGCCATCATAGGCACGCCATGGTCGCTACAGGTCAACGGCATTCAGTTCTTTGTAGTCATGCCGGCCGGGCTGCTGACCATGACCGGTCTGTCGGCATGGCTGTTGGTGGGCGCGGGAAGCTTCGCGACCAACGTGCAGCCGATCTCGCCATCGAGCCAAGTAGCGCAGCCCTTGGCCTTTAGCGGATGCTCTCCGTTGTTGCCGCCGATCAAGATCAACTACGATATTCTCTATGTGGCATCGAAAGGGTCCTACTATTTTGATCTGCCGTACCAGCTCTACGCCCTGTCGGAGCCGATCGATCTGACGATCTTTTCCTCGCACCTGTTTGACGACTTTACGTTGCGGGAGCACACATGGGCGGAGACGCCCTTCAAACTGGTGTGGACAGTCAGGAATGACGGGGTGCTGCTGTCGCTAACCTTCCTCAAGCAGCAACAGGTTGCCGGATGGGCGCGGCATGACACCAACGGGCATTTCTGGAGCGTGGCCTCGGTGGTCGAGCCTGTGATCGCAACGGTAGAGCTCGGGGATCTCCCGGCACAAAAGGCCGACGCCGTTTACGTCGTTGTGGAAAGACACGCCGGATGAGCGAAGCCTATGGCGTAGCTGTCGTTGCCGCTCAAGCGACAGTTGGGCATCAGAGCATCACGACGTCTGATCTAGGCGGAGAAACCCCGGTTGCCGCGCTCTTTCTATTTTCCCGGTCCACCGGCAACGGCGTGGTCGATTCCGTTGCCTCGCAAATCCACTACGGCGCGACAGACGGGACAAACCAGTGGAATTATACGTCGTGCAATCCCAATGGGGTGCAGACCAATTGGCCGCAACGCGGGGGCACGGATTGCTGCGTCTGCTCGCTGGCGCCTGACGGATCGATTCATTCGAAGGCGGCGGTCGTCGGGTTCATCACCAATGGGGTCACGATTGACTGGTCGGTAGCGTCTGCCGATGGATGGATCCTCACGGTGCTGTTCTTTGCCGGGACAGATTGGCAAGCCCAAGTCGGTGCCAACTTCTTTACGGACACCGTTACGCTTGGCTATCAGCCCGACGCGATCTTCCTCTGCAACAACGGCCGGTATTTCAGCGATGGCATTGTTTTCGACAATCTTCTCCGGAGCTCTTTTGGTTTTGTGATCGGCCCCTCCGGGCCCGGCCAAATAGGTTTTTGTCAGACAGGTCTCGGCGGGTTTCAGGGCGGCTATAATGCCCAATGCTATGTGGCTGGCGGCTTCTATTACAATATCGTGCAGCGCTATTTTATGGGTGTCGTCCCTAACCCAACCGGGTTCACCCTAAGCCCGACCGACGTCGACCCCTCAAATAGCCACACTTGGGGCTGGATGGCTCTGAAATATACAGGTGTCGGGACGGTCTCTGGCGGCGCATTCAATATTGCAAGCGCCGCTACTGGCCCGCAATCATTTACCGGATTCGGGGGTAAGCCAGGCCCCTTTGCTTTGATGCTGGAGTTTCAGCGCAGGATCAACCTTGCCGGCACAAACGATGCGTGGCGCATGGGAGCGTCGATTAGCACCATGACCGCGACAGGGGGGTGGGCGCTCGGGGGAAGGGGCGTGAGCC